GTTAATGCTTTTAAAGCTGCTGGTCGTGAGTATTGTTTGGTAAGAGTACCAGGATTGCCGCCGTTGACCGAGGGCTTTAATTTGCTTAAGCACATAGCGGAATCGACTGTGGCTAGGTGCTCCACGGGTTTTGAACGAATTACGTTGGTTTCTCGTGCCCAGGATATGACAGAACGTGTCGTTGTGGGACAAAGAGGTGGAGTGGCCGTTTACCCGGACTCACCTCTTGGTGCCGTGTATGTGGACAATATCGAAACTGTTTCTGGAGACTGCGGTGGGCTATATGTTGTACAGGTCGGAAAGATGGCTTACGTTGCAGGGTACCATGTGACGAAGATAGAGATATCTGGTTTCATGAGTTCCTCGTGGCAACGTATTGGTGAGGAGATTACGGCGACGGAGTTGAAGATTCTTTTCCATGAACTCAATACTGTTACTCAAATACTCCGACAGATCGGGATCTCTACCTTGGAGATGAATTCGAGACGGAGTGGACCAGAGGCTGAAGTGCGGATTGTGCCTTTGGAGGAGCGCTCTTCACTGTGGGCGGCCATTTCACAAGGTTTTGAGACTGGATTGGTTTTAGGTACTATAGAACCCAAGTTTCCTTTGTCGACTTTGAAGAGCAAGTGTGTTCCATCTCCACTGCGCCCTTACCTAGCTCAGAAGGAGCAAGAGATTTGTGGAGTGACTCCTTACTACTGCGCACCAGCGATGCGTGGCATGATGGTGGAAGGGCAATGGAAGGACCCGTGGATTGTGAACATGCTTAACAGCAGAGACACGTGGTCGGACGAGCGCATTTGGCGCCTGGCCTTGTTGGATTACACGCATGGTCTGGAGCACTTGCCCGGAATCGGTGAGCTGGAACCATTGTCGGATGGTGAAGCGTGGGCTGGTGTTCCCGGTCTTGTTAGTGCGACTAATCTGAAGACTTCTATGGGTGCACCGATTTTTCAGCGCAAGAGAGGATACGTGGAGATTGATCAAGCTGTGCCCGAAGTGTATATAAAAGAAGAAGTGCAGGCTCATATTGATCACATTTTGGCTACGATAGATTCAGGGCTGGTCTATGTACCGCTATGCGCACATTCATTGAAGGATGAGGCGGTGTCCTACGAGAAGGTGAAGAAGATGAAGACTCGTGTTTTCAATACATTACCAGCTGCTTACAACTTCTTACTTAAGAAGTATTTTGCGCCCTTAGCAGTTTTTATGATGAGACACTGGAGGTACTTCGAGGCCTTTGTCGGGAAGGATATCACGTCGTACGATTGCGATGAACTCGTTAAGCACTTGTGTTCTGTTTTCGGAAGTTTGAGTTATTCTGAACAGATGTTGGTGTTGTCGAAGTTTTTTGTCGACGGTGATTTTGAGGGGTACGACACGCATTTGGCGTCCATCGTACGACAGACGGAGGCCGAGTTTTGGCGCTTGTTTGTAGGATACACACGTTACTCGGAGAGAGATCAGAAGCGTGCTTGGAGATTGGTCCTCGGAACGATTATCACCCTGCGTTTCGTTAAGAACGACGTTTTTCTTGTATGTTGCTTGAACCCATCCGGTTCCAACATCACAATCCTATCAAATGGAGTGTGTAATTCGTTGCTTTTTCGATTCTGTTATATTGCGGAGGCTTTGACCATTTCTTTTAGGTGCTATGATTTGTCCAGTACCTATTCGATTGTACAAGGAATACCTTTATTCCGTGTGGTCATTGCTTTGCAGACTCTTGGCGATGATAACATAGCGGGTGTGTCCCCGAAGGTGATGTGGTTTAACTATGAGGTTATCACGAGAAGGATGAAGCAGGCTGGCGCGATTTATACAGCAGCGGATAAAAGAAGCGAGAACGTTG